ACGTATCGACGTATCGACGTATCGACGTATCGACGTATCGACGTATCGACGTATCGACTGAATGGGGATGACGATAAATGCGATACGTCGATACGTCGATACGACGGCCCGGCGACAAATCGAATCGCCGGGGCAAACAGGCGGCGGGGGGTCGGCCCGCTGACCGGACTCCCCGACGTATCGTCAAAAAATTTTTTAAAAGTACAATTAATAGGGTAGGTCTAAAAATTTTTTAAATGGTACTTTTATCGGCGTAGATACGTACAACGGATAACCGGTAAAGTTCATACCGAATACGTGCAACAGATAGACGACAAAGAGTGGATACGGCCCGACGGCCCGACGGCTCGTCGAGACAACGCCCAAATTCCACATCTAAAACTGCGTCCCGACCCAAATAAAATAGGTATGTAGACGTAAATTGGTCAATTTCGATTCTGCGGAAAAGAATTTTATAAAATTCATGCCTAAAAGTTTGAAATGTTAGAAAATTTTATTATCTTTGAGTGACGAGAAAATTTTCACGCATGAAAAAGATTCAAAAACGCTTACAGGACCTTACGGCTACGATCCTCAACCATGAGGACCCCACGTCGGAGGAATGTGCCGCGTATTGTGCTGAACTTAAGATGTTGCGTGAATTGATCGCCACGTGGAAAGCGCTCAACGGGTACGAGGGGGACCTCGACCCGGACGCTGACCCCGGAGACAGGCCCGAGCGCAAATCGACGCAGGTGTGGGAGTAGGTATGTAGGGCCACATATAATATAGGTATGGGACTTACAACGAAAATACGGCTCACGAAAAAACAGAACGAAGCCTTGCGGCTCTTGGATGACAGACACAAAGACCTTATTCTCTTGCTGGGGGGCTCGGGATCGGGGAAATCTTTTGTGGAGGTCTACAAGATCATACGCGACGCACTGCGGTACAAAGCACCGTGCCTTATCGCCCGTGACAAACTGATCGACTTGACTACAGGTGTGATCGACCAGATCGTTCCGGTGATCCTTCAGTTGATCGCAGAGGAGAACGGGCAGGAGAGGTGGGACAAATGGACCATCGATGGGTTGAAGTTCGCCGTTTGGTCGGACAAACGAACCAAACTTACGTTCGCAACAGGCGGCTATGTAAGGTTTGCCGGGTTGTCCAAACGTGACATATCGGAGAGCGGTTCGGATAAGATACTTTCGCCGTCGTGGTTGCACATCGCAATCGAGGAGGTGTCGGAAGTAGACTGGCCGATCATCGAGTTGCTTATCACACGTTTACGTTTTCAAACGGAGGGTGTGACAAACAAACTCATAATGACGGAGAACCCGCCCTCTATGTACCACTTTTCGTACAAACGTTTTTTGGAGTATCAACGTGAGGACGGATCGGAGTTGCCGGAGGAGGAGCGTGCAAGACAAGCGTACCTTTTCATGCAACCCAAGGACAACGAGGAGAATCTCTCGGAGAACTACATACGCAACCTCTCGCAACTGACCGGAGCGAATCGGGAACGTTTCTACTTGGGGCAGTTCCAAGACGCAGAGCAGGGCGAGATATTCAAGCGTATAAGTTGGACGAAAGTACTGCCGCGTAAGTGCGAGTGGGAGCGTCTGTGCATTTACACCGACCCGACCCCGCTTACAGGTACGGACCACAGCATTTGGGCGGACTACAAGGCAAGCGTACTTTGCGGCCTGTTCGACGGTAATGCATACGTGCTCGACATACGTATCGTGAAAGGCTCCACGATGCAGATGCTCAACAACATCAAGCAGTTGTGGGACATGTCGCCGAACCAGTCCATAACAGAGGTATGGATGGAGAAAAAGCAGATACCGTCGGACTTCGATCAAGTCATGCGTAACTTCGCGCTCACGACCGGGTGGATGTGTCCCGTAAGGTATGACACGCGCAACTTCGGTGACAAGACAGCCGCGATCGAGACGTTCCTCGAACCGCTGTTCGAAGACGAGCATATATTTTTCAACAACGCATTCCGCGATACGGAGCGTGGTCGACAGTTGCAACATCAGATACTCAAATTCTCGCGTAAGCAGAACAAGAACAGGCACGACGACATCCCCGACGCGATCATGCGTTGCGTAACGAAGTTAATGGGTAAAAAGGGACGTAAGCAGCGCGTGAAAGACGTACCGCTGGTTACGTTTGCAAGACCTGGTTACATTCACGACATCGCAAACAATGGGTGACGGCATAACAAACTACAATTACTACCCGGTAACAGGTGTGTATAACGTAGACATGCCGCCCGGTAACATAATGACAAATGGATAAGGTTGACACATACGACAAGGAGCAATTGCAGGCTATGGGCTGGCTTTTCGACGAGACCGAGACGCCGGATACCGCTGTGCGCTTTGTCGAACAGGACCTTACGTCCGAGCAACAGATGCAAGTATTCAAGAACTTGGGCTGGGATGTGTATGTTACGGATAGCAAGAGTTTCTTAGGTTCGACCCTTACGCCCGAGGAGATCGAGCGGTTTAAGGCTATGAGTGCGATCATACTTACTGACTTAAATACGATTTTCTTATACGGCAATCAAAATGGAGATTATATCCGGTTTTATGGGATGGTCAATAACACTCAGTTCGGTGGTATTAGTATCAATTCCTCAACTGGCTTTGTTACTGGGGTCGGTTCTTATCGCCTTTTGGATTTAGAATCTGTGCATTTCACGAAGCAGACCCTTACTATTTCTCAGCAGAATCAAGCCTTGGGCAACATAGGTATTGATCTCGTTAGACTTCCGTACTCTCTGTTGAATACTACATTGTCGGATGAGATGATGGAAGTTGTCGATAATGCCCGAGGTATTATTTTAGTTGACACCCCGTCCAATTACAGTAATCCGACGGTTTTCATTAAAGGCAATAATGTATATGGGTCTTGTATCTTCGTAGGCTTTGTTACGGGAAATATATATTCTATATTCACACTTAACAAGTCTACAAAATTATTGTCGGGTATAAGTTCCGGTTTAACTTATGGGGGTTCGGTAAGATACGCCGAGGTTCAGAATTTAACCACATCGGAGCAGAATACGGCCCTGTCCAATATCGGGTCTGAGTTGTTCGTTTTGGATATAGAGAACGGGCAAGCTACGCTTACCGATGAGCAGGAGGCCAGATTGTTGTCGTGTAAAGGAGTTATTTTGCGGGGCACGGTAAATGCGGGCAATGAGGTACTTACTAAAATATATTTTAGTGACTATCAAGGAGGAAATGTAGTCAGTTTCAATACAATCCGAAACAGCGAGTTTTGTTTTAGGTGTTCTTATGACAAATCGACAAAAATTTTCAGATTTATTGGTGGCATCAGATGGTCCAATCCCACCTATGTTTCGACTGGTTTTTCTCAGAACTTTTCTGCGAGTGAACAGGCGCAAGCCCGTAATAATATCGGGGTTCAGTCGGCCGCTGAGTTGCTTGCAGATGATGACTTCATAGCCCAACTGAAAACTAAACTCGGCTTATGAGAACGTTTATAGCAGTACTTACTGCGTTTTTATTCGTTGCGTGTACGAAAACGGTCTATGTCCCGGTAGACCGTGTACGTACCGTGACGAACACAGAGCGTGACACCATTATCAAGATCAAACCCGTCAAAGAGATGGTTTACGTGGTGACGAGGGACACTATTGCTCGGGCGAAGACGAGTTACGCAGAGGCGGAGGCATCGTTAACGTCCGGGCAGTTAGCCCTCAATCTCCAAAACTTGGACGTGGAGATACCCGTCGAAACGAAGATACTCGAAACGTTCATACGGGACAGCGTGCCGTACCCCGTGGAAGTTACCAAGTACGAGGAAGTAAGGTATGTACCGTGGTACGACAAAGTGATACGATGGTTAGCACTTGCGTGCATCATCCTAAACGCTTTCGGGATTAATGTATTTGATATACGTAAACTTTTTCGCCTCTAAACTATGTCAGACTTCACTACTGTTCTATCGCTTATATTTGGGTTCCTCGGCGGTGGAGGGGCATTGATAACATACATGCTTTATCGCAAACAGTTGAAACGTTTCAAAAACGCGGAGGCTGTGGAAAAAGAGGTCGCTACGTTACGTAGCGCGATTGCGGCGATGGAGCAGAACCAAAAATGGTACGAGGAACGATTGGCCTCGTTACAGAAGTTACTGTTGGAGAAAGAGAGCTACGTTGAGATATTATCGAAAGATAAGAACCTTTTGGAGATAAAGCACTCCAAAAATAAGGGCGCGATCAATAAAGCGTATGAATGTAGTTTTTGCCCCGATACATCGAAGTGCCCGGTGCTGATTCAACGCAGTAAAAACGAAGAGGAGTATATAAGAACACTAACAAACGTGGTGAAATAAGGTATGTGGATTGAAACCGTACAGAAAACCATAGTCGACCCCTCTACGGGCGACGAGACGTTATATACGTTTAGCGCAAGCGCCGCAACGCAAGAAGTGGCTTTGCGCTATGCGTGTACGTATGCGTCTATGGTAGAGTACGGAATCGTTGCACAGAAATGGGAACCCACCGAGATGGCGTTCCCCCGTGAACAGTTGTACCAGTTTATCCAACCCAACCAGTTGGATATCATCGAACGCATGTACCCCGACGCTGTGGCTACTGCTTATCAGAATGCTATGGCGTATGTTCAGTCTTACATAGGTGCGATGTTCGACGTTGATACGATGCTGGCGTCCGGGGATACGTCCTCGACGGCCCTTACGTTACGGCTGGCGCTGTGTCTCAAAACCGTTGTGTATATTCTCGCTTCGTCTCCGCAGTACTCCGAGACGATTGAGATGCACGAACGTCAGATAACGATGCTGTTGCGTGGACTTAAAGTAGGAAACCGTAACATGGGTAAACACGGAATTGCGGGAGACCCGAACGTACGTGTTTCTGTTGTTTCATTACAAAAAACCGGAGCAAAACCGTAAGCTATGTTTCAGAATCCGTATAACATAATGAATTTCCACGGCGTCCCCGGCGCACGGATTCAAGCGTTACCTCAAAACTACCACTTTGAGTTGACGATGGAAACGTGGTGGAGCGCTGTACAACGTGCCCGAGTTTATTCGGATTTCACAGGTCTGGACGCATTGTTCAGCTACCTGCTGAAAAGTAGTACGTTGATCCGGTCCGCTGTTGACAAGCGACTGCGCCCGTTGAAGTCACGCACGTTTGGCGTGATAGTAGACGGGAAGGAGGACAAACGTTTGACGAAACTTATTAAGAACTCGCCGTTTGTCCGCGAACTGATATATCAGAGAGGTTTGGCCAACTTCACGTTTGCGCGTGTTGTAGGTGTGAACAAGGACTTTTCGACGTACGTCTATCCGTTGCGAAACCTCGACATTGTGAACAAGGCCGTACGTCGAATGACCTACGAAATCCAAGACCCGATTTACGTTAAATCACACGTAAACCTGTTTTGGATGCAGACCTCGTATAACTCTGAAGATACGTTAGGTCTTTTGGAGCCTGTGGCTCGCGATTACATCAACATGTGCAACGCACAGAACAACTGGCAGACCGCCTCGCAGTTCCTTGCGTACCAGCAGATGATGATGTATTTCGAGAACGGGGACGAGGAGATGCAAAAGGCGGCCGAACTCGGAGCCAAACAGGTAGGTTTGGGGCAGGTAATTATATCCGGCAAATCTACCGACGAATCGACGGGTAGGGTTGTCAAAGACTTGGAGTTGGAGAACGTTTACGGCGGCGCGTCCGCTGATACGTTCCGTATCTTCAAAGAGAACATCGAGCAGTTACGCGGTTCGATTATGCAGTTAATTCTCGGTTCCTCTTTGCTCGGTATGAGCGAAAAGAATACGAACTCCGAACGTTTGGTGCGTGCGCACCTTAAACTGTTCCGCGATATTACCGAGGCCGACGCAATCGACGTACAGGACTGGTTTAATATCCCCGAGGTGCGTACGAAACTCGCATACCTGTTCAACGAACCTGCTTTGGAAAAAGCCCGCTTCGAAGTGAAACCGTCGAACTACATCGACATCGGGGACATCGAAGCGTACACAAAAATGCTCAAAGACTTAACGTTGCTTCCCACGGAAGGCTTCATCGAGAAAACAGGTTTGAGCGTGGAAGACGTAACAGGCTATGAAAACAATAAAAACGTTAGCGAGAGAGGCCAAGCAACTGGCGACGTACGCAAAAAGGGGGATGATAAAAGAGGTTTCGCAAGTATGGTTATGGACCGCGCAAAACGCTTTTTTAACAGAAACCGACCCGGCGACGGGGAAAAAGTGGGCTGATCGTCACGGTTTCATACGTGATTCTCGTGGACAGCATTTCGGTAACGCCGAGCCGTACCTCTCGTACAGTAAGTTACATCGTACGGGACGGCTGTTAAAAGGTCTGAAAGTACGGTACTCTACGTTTGCGACCGGAAAAGCGTTTATCGAACTCTACAACAAGGTTCCTTACGCAGAAGTGCACGAAAAAGGAGGAAGCGATACGTTTCGCGTGTTGAAGTTTCCCGATACACCAGCAAAAACGTCCGTAAAGGTTGGCGGAAACATCGAGCCACGTCCGTTTATGGAGCCGAGTAAACAAGTGTTAAAAGCACCCTACCGCCTGTTGACAATGAAAATGCAGGAATTTGGGTGGAGATAATAATAAGGTATGGTAGGATACGTAAGTAAAGCCGTTGCCAAAGCGTTGAAAAACTGGAAACCTTTGGCCGACGCAGGCATTATCCCGATCCGCGCAACGGGCGGCACTACGGTACTGGAGAACATTCCGCTACCGTCCATAGGTTTGCATGTGATCGGGGACGACGGAGAGGGTAATACGTTTTTCGGCGGTGGTATTCGTCAGTATTTCGAACTTATATTGTACGTTTTACTTCCGATAACAAACTACACGTTCTCTCCGGACGGCGGGGCGCAAGCACAGCAGTTGGATATTTCGGACGACGTTATACGTTGTATGGAACAGTCCAAAGACTTGGACTACATTAGGCAAAGGCACGATTTCAACATACAGTACGACCGTATGGACACAGACCAAACGTACGGAACGCAAGGAGCGATGTCCGTAGTTGTTGACGTTCATAAGATCGTGTATAAAGGTTCGGTTGAGTTCGACCCGAAATTGCAGTACGATGATACTTCGGTTTTGGAAAAGGTAAACATTAATATTGAAAAATAATGAGGGTATCAAAAAAGAAACAGGTTCTTACGACCAGCACGGTTAATCTGAACTCTGTTCAGATTCCGACTGACTGTATTGACTGGAGCGTCTACGACAAGAATCCCGTACTTTTGTACAATCGTGCAAACGAGAGTCACAAAGGTGTGGTGGTAGGTAAGGTTCTGAACCGTGAACGTATAGGGGACGCAATCGTTGCAAACCTCGCTTTCATGGAGCGGAACGAGGACGCGGACATTGCGTTCGAAAAGTACGACCAAGGCGTCCTGCCCTACGTTTCCGTGGGTGGGTATGCACGTGGTGAGGAGAACTCGGAGGGTGTATTTGTCTGTGACAAGTACATGATCCGTGAGGTTTCGCTTGTAGCGTTTCCTGCAAACATCGAATGCGTCGCGTTGGACGATAATAACGTTCTCGCATCGGAGCAGACGATTGTAGAAGGTATGCGGACGGGCAAGACCGAAATACGCTATGTGACGTTGAGTTGGGACGGCGATATGGGAACCATCGTGAACGCATCCGAGGGAGAGCCCGCGCCGGAGCCCGCTAACGCTTCGGAGGAAACGCAGACCGAGGAAACCAACGCTTCGGAGGAAACGCAAACCGAGGAGGCCAATGCTTCGGAGGAAACGCAAACCGAGGAGGCCAATGCTTCGGAGGAAACGCAGACCGAGGAAACCAATGCTTCGGAGGAAACGCAGACCGAGGAAACCAA